CAGACATGATTCAACAAATGCTGCTACTTCTTTGTCTTTTGGAGTTGGTTCTCCATCTTCTGATGAATCTTTAAATGGGTCTACACGCCATTCAAGACGTGTAATAACTTTTTCAATTGCATAGAGCATTGAACCAATAACGGCATCGTTATCAGCCATCTCGCGATAAATTTTTGCACCGCGAATACCGCGAAGATTGATAAGGAATTCTTCATAAACGGTTCCACCCGAACGGCGTAGACCCGTAGAGCCGAGTTCTTGCATATCTGGCTTTTCTGCCATTGTTTCCCTCTACTCTTTAGATGCTAGTCCGACAAGAATTTTGATTGCCTGTTCTTCGCTGAATCCCGCGCTTTGCAACTCCAAGAATAGTTCATGTGTCTGCACAGCGAAAGCCCCGAGAACGGACATGACACCATGGCGATTTATGCCAGAGTAGTCATCTTCCACCCAATGATTTTAGCATTAAGTGAATTTTGTACTTATTCTCCGTCTAGGACAAATTCCTTGCAGTTCATACGCATAGTAGTAATTTCTTTTGCAAAGGCGCGAGCCATGTCTTTTGTACCCGCTTGAGCGTACATACGATGTTCTGTCTGTTCGCCAAGTGAATTAAATGACCGAAATGAAATCTTAAAAGGCAACTCATGGGATGTCTCGGTTAATTCGATTTCTACATAATCGCCCACATCAATCTTGTGCGACACAAACGGTCTACCTGATTCGGATACAACAACTTTAGCGCCAGCAATGTTGCTAACGAAGTAATCAGTCCAAGCCACGATTTTCCCCTTTCGTAAGGAAATTATTAACCCCTAGCATACTATACGATGGTTAGAAAGGCGCATCCGTAGCAGAGCCAAATGGGGCGCTCCATGGGTCATTGGCTGGAGGTGGGTTAAATGAACCGTCTGTACGGTGAACAACGCTTGCGCTGGTCACATGGCGCTTGAGGTCAATACCGACATTCCATGCGGTGACAGCAATCTTTGAGCGCTTAGCCCCTGTTGCCTTGTCATCCCAATTCTCTTGAACTGCCGTGCCAACAACAATAACCGACATTCCCTTTTGAACTGAATCGGCTACATTCTCTGCGGTCTTACCCCAACACTTAATATCCCAAAATGTTGTATCGGTATTTTCCCATGAGCCATCGGCTTGCTTAACTGATTTTGATGATACGACTGTGAAACTTGAAACTGTCTTTCCAGATGGTGTAACACGCAATTCTGGGTCTGCTACTACATTTCCCGTGATTGTTAATTGAGTCATTAGATTCTTCCTTCGGTTATAGGTATCGGGATGATATTTAGTTTTGTTCTCATTCTTTGTCTTTCTCTAGCAGAGGTGCCTCCCCAGATTCCGACTACTGTGTAATGTAGCGCGTAGGTCAGACATTCTTTCTTCCATACACATCCATTGCACATTGCTTTTACTTTTTTATTCTCCTCTGAGATTTTATTCTTGTCTGGAAAATAAAACTCTGTATCAATCTGTGAGCAAATCGCTCCTTCGAACTGCCAAGGTTTCAACACTAATAAATACTTCTCTCTCCTCATTGACCATCAGCGGATACGGGGAATTAGGAGATAACCTAGCCAAAATGTTGCCATTGCGCCATACCTTGCCAGCCGCAATTCCATCGTAGTGAGAACTCTCAGGCTTTACTAGAGAATCACAATCATTCCAGAATTTACAATTACGACAATACGCCAACCCAGGCTGTGCAAGGTCTAATTGATATTGGTCAAAGAGCCATGGGTCTGAATCCTTACATGGCGCATTGCTGAGAAACTCTAATAAACTCATGGTGTAAATACTAGGGTTAGTTATTTGATTTCTCTGGTATTTGCCATGATGGGCGTGTCGCTAATTCACCATATCGTTCAATCATTAGTTTCTTCAGGAGTTCCTGTCTCTCCTTCTCCGTCAATGTCATCGTCATATAGGTTGTCCTCTCCCCATGTTTCTAATGCGTGATGAAGTAATCCTTTTTGTCGCCAATCAGGATTCTGGTCATCTGCAAAAGTTGTTGTCCAAAATCCATCTTGCTTTCCATCTGTCCATTCCGCTACCAAGACCCAGCCCGTACAAATGGCTGGGTCAAGGAAGGCAACTCTCGCCATATCAGCAAGAGCGTTATCTATCGCGGAAGGTTTTTTCTGTTCTTCATCCATGCGCCTACCTTAGTAGTAGAAATTTCTGTGCCAGAAGGAATTGGCATTGCATGGCGTGTCGTATCTGGATTGGATATAGAAAAATCCTCTTTCAATCTGGCGCTCAACTGTGGTATCTGGGTCAAGTCCTAGAATCTGGGGAATTCCACCTGCATGAAGGCGCTCGCCATTTTGATAAACGGCTTGCTTGTTATATGCCGATGGTCTCCAATTAGATTCGCCAGTCCACAAATCAACGAGGCAAGCCCATTGCTTAGGTGTATCCCAGCCGAATTTATCTAATTGAGTTTTGGCATATTCCTTAGCCGCCTCTGGTGTTCTTTCAACCAAAATAGGCTTAGGTTCTTCAACTATTTCGACAGCATTAGCCGAAGGGTCTCTTGGCATCTGAAGCGGATTAGTTGTAATCAGTAATGCGCTGATTAGCGCGATGTGAATAGGTTTTAAGGTAACGCTTTCATAGAATCGCATAATCCTCCATTGTTCGGAGCGAACGATTTATCGTTACTGGATGTAACGGTTCCTTGTTGTCAGTATCGGACTGACCTCGCTTTTGAGGTGTAGGTGTTTTGCGAACCTGAGTAAACGGTAGCAGATTTATCTGAGGATACAAACTAACTAGGGTAATAAATAAAAGGTGTTCGGTGGGGGAGCCAACACAATGCAAGTCTATGAGAGAGGACAGACAGCATCGGGCAATCTACCCCACCGAACTTGGGTACCCGAGAAATAGGGTACACCAAGAGTATAAAGAACACCCGCTGGGAACGGAACGGCGCTCAACCAGCGGGTGTAATTCACCAACCAGTAGCCCAGAAAGAAACTGGTTGGTGAACTTTATTTAGTCGAGGCGACTCTGACCGTAAGCATTGATTCCGTACTTGTTAAGCACTTCAGCAAATGCACTAGCGAAAGCCGCTTTGCGGTCTACGCTCTGTCCGAATTCACGAACCCAGATTTCGTAGCCACCGTAGTAGCCCTTGCTACCGATTCCTTGAGCCTTGAGCCAATTCACAAACGCACCTCGCGCTGGTGAAATGTTTACCCAAGCAAATCCGCAAAGACCATCAAGGATGTAGGTTTTTTTATTGAAATCAATATCGCTTCCAAGTGGTGTAGTTGGTGAACCAACTACAAACTTTGGAGTATCTGCATCTTTGCCAGCCGCAAGACCAGCCTCGTATGCTTCACGATAAATGTTTCGGCATTGAGTTTTTGTAAGTGCCTTTTTCTTTGCTTCTTGCTTGGCAACATACGCGCCGATAATACGATTGCTTTCTGCATGGATGTCCACTTGTGACATTTTGTATCCTCTCTCTTGGTGTATGACCAGTATAACCTACTGGGGTTTAATAATCAAATCCATTCGAGCCTTACGCCTAGCGTGGCGCTTATCGGACTCCTCGGATAGATGGCGCTCGCGCTCGCGGGCGCGTATGCGGGCTAGAGAGGCTTCAGAGACCCGTAGAGGCTCTTTTGCCCATAGGCGGGATAGAAGTCTCATCCGAACCACTTCCCGCTCTCAATTGACCCCACAACCCCAAAGACCAAGAAGATTGCAAGGAATACCCCAAAGGCATCGAGCCACTCTGAGACCTTATGACCGCGCTCTGTCACGCGACCATGCTTCGATAGATATTTAGCCAACATGATTTCTCTCCTTTTCTCGAACGATTCCTAATGCAACGAGTGAGGCATCTGCCTCGCATCGAAAGCAATAGGGCTTACCTTTTACAAAAGTAATTCGGAATTCCGAACCGCAGGTATAACACTTCATATAATTACCTCATATTCATTTCGGTTTGTGAACACAGCAATAATGTCCTTCTTTTGGATTTCTTTTTCAAGCACCAAGCCATCTTTGCTAAATCGTGTCGCAAACCATTCAGCCTTATCGCGCTTGAGTGTCCATGAGATTCCATCCTCGTTGATTCCCTTTTGGCATCCTCGATAAACCTTGACGGTATCTGGGAGGCTGTCATAGGCAAGAACTTCATCTCTGTCCATTAAACGATGGCGCTTAGGTCTGGATGAATTAAATAGTTCTTTCCACTCATCAAGATTCTGCCAAGCGTTTTCTGTATCTGTCCAGACTGAAGCAAGAAGCGACCAATACTTTTCATCGGACAAATGATGAGCAATCTGAATAAATGCTTGAAGGCGATATGGGCGTTCATGCAAGTAGACAACTCGGCTGTAATTCTTTTCTGCGAGCGCTGTCTCTAAATCCTTTTTCTTCTGGAGATAGTAAGCATTGGCGCTACCGTTTGACCATAGCGGTACTTGATAAACCAATGGGTGACGAACTTGAGCGCCTAGCGCACCATCGGCTTCAAAGTATGGAACTAAGTCAGGGTGAAGTGGCTCGCTAGTTTCTTTTAGCAAGCGCTGGAAAAGTTCTTCTGTTTGACTCATTAGTATCCTCTCTTTGCATACTTCTTGATGAGGATTGCTTCTTGCTCCTCATAAGTGATTCCGTGCTTTTCAGCCAAGTTGAAACAAATCAACTGAGCAATCTCTCCAGCAAACGCGATGCGCTCCTTTTGGTTCTGGATGCTTTCCTCGCTGTGTGGCTCGCCATTGAAATATTGAGTCACGATTGAACGCTGTGAAGTCGCATAATGGTCAAACCATTCTGTGACCGCTGAACGCTCTGTCTTGATTTCCCTTGTCCACTTGCCCTCTTTGTAAGTCAAGAACTTACCTGATGCTGTTGGAGCGTTTGCCTTTTCCTTGGCAATTCTTTCAGCCTTCTTTGCTTCACGCTCTGCCTTTGCTTGAGCCTTAGCAATCTTGTCTGCTGTCACAATTCGTGATGGGCGGTTCAACACCTCGGCTGGCGCTGATGGATAACAAACTGTGCAAGCATCTTGACCAGCATCCTCAACGATTGTGTTCTCATCGTCATTGCTGTACTGAACCAACCATTGATAACGAGTAGTTGGGAAGCAAGTTGAGCAATCACGGCTCTTATGAACATGACCATTGCTTGCAAGAACTAAGAACGCTCTTGTCCAAGGGTCTTGGTTGTAAATCTTGTTCAACTCATTGATTCTGAAATTGACCTCGTTAATTGAAGATTCAATCTTTTCAATCTTGTTGTTGTATTCCTGAATCTTTTCTACTGAGTTTGGATAATGCTTCTCGTAGAACTTAACTGAATCAATTGCGCTCTCAAGGTCATTGATAAGAGTCCAATGCTTGTAATGCAATTCGGATAATTCTGTATCAATCTTGACTGCAAACTCTTTGGTAACCACCTTGGCTCCTCTCTCTCACTTCCAAAGATACCCTACTGGGGTTAGATATGCAAACCCATTCAAGCCACCAAATCTCGGCGTGTCTGGTCGAACTCCCCGCTTGAGCCTGTCCATTCTGGATGAATACTAAACCCCCCTATGGTAAAATGGTCCATGAGAGGGGGAAATATGAGAACCCAACGCGACAACCAACGAAGCCGTGTTTACCAAGCCGAAAGGCAAACAGGCATTTTCGTTACTAAGGGCAAACTCGAACCTATGACAATTAAAGAATGTCAAAAGTTCGTAAACAAAGTTATTGCCCGTAAAGCAATTACCAAGGTCTACGGGAAAAAAATAATCACCGTAGAGGCTGGGCGTGGAGGTGCTAGGGCATTTCACGATTGGCGAGGTCGAG